GATGAGTGCTGCTTTTGAGATGATATTCTTTGCTACTTTATTGAAGTAAGATATGTTTTGAAAGTTATAGAAGAATGCCATTATCTGCGCCCTTGACCAATTCTATCTTTAAAAGCATTGGTTTCAAAATTTTCTGAAGTCTTGATTTGAAATTCTTTTAATGTCATTGTTATATCATAGATTGCAGGATAACCTCCACGATAGTAAACATGCCCATTAGGTGTTGGATTGATCTTAAAATCTTGACAAAAGCTATATCCCAATTCAACAATACCTTCTTTATTATTATTAAACTCAACAGTGAATAGATTAGGATAATCAAGCGCAAACCCACCTAAAGCAAGAGAAGGATGCATTGCTCTCTTGATGGTATTGATGATGTTATCGATCTTTTCAGATTGTTCTGCAGAACGAGGTGATAGTTTCCAATGAAATGTGAATGTTCTTAGATTGACGTTATTGAATAGCAATGCGGTATGAGGATTCTTTACCATGCCTAATGTTGCTGTTGCAACACCTGCCCCACCCTTTAATGCATTTCCTAAAATATCTGCTGAAACAGCACTAGCCAACCCTTTCTTTCCTCCGAGAAGAGCTGCTGCACCTCCAGCCATATCAAGAATACCAGGTGCCCCTGCACCTAGAGCCAATCCTGCAGCGGCTGCTAATCCTGTTCCGCCAGAACCCATGTTGAGTCGTTCAGACAGCGTCTGATTTAACTGCCCGAGCGTTTCTCCGTTTTGAAGATTACCTATCAGGCCTGCAGCACCCAGATCAACATCACGAATATTCATGCTATAATCATCCGTAGGCATCTCTACAGGAAGAGGTAACGTCAAGAATGAAACAGGAACTTTCAATAACTTAGCATTTGGCGTAGGACGTTGATACTTGAAGATATTGATTCTTGTGCAGACACCCGTATCATCTTCTAAATAATTAATGTTTTGGGTAAATGAGCCTAATGCCATTACAATTTCCTTGATAAATATCTTATGATTTATTTATAGTAAAAAGATACCCATGGCATACAAAGGTTCATTTAGACCCAAAAACCCACAAAAATATAAAGGTGATCCTACAAAGATTATTTATAGGAGCTTGTGGGAACTCAGATTGATGAGATACTTTGATATCACAGAACAGATCATCGAATGGTCATCTGAAGAAGTCATCGTGCCTTATCGTTCTCCTAAGGACAGAAAAGTCCATAGATACTTTCCAGATTTCTTAATTAAGATAAGAGAAGCTTCCGGCAACATAAATACGATTATGATCGAAGTGAAACCGCTTGCTCAGACAAAAGAACCGATCAAGAATCCTAAGCATCCGAGACGATACTTGAATGAAGTCATGACTTACGGAATCAATCAAGCGAAGTGGAAAGCAGCACAAGAATTCTGTGCAGATCGTAAATGGCAATTTAAGATAATGACCGAGAAAGAAATAGGCGTCTAGAATGGCAGAACTATTCACAAATCTTGTTAAGCAAGGTCGTCAAAACATGATGAGGCCTGGCTTCGTTGACTCAAGAGATTGGTTCAGGCAGAAAGCATCTGAAGTAAACAGGATCAATACTGTTGCATTGATGAATGGGCATCCAGAACAACAGAGAGCATTGATTGTTCCTGGCAGCATGTATCTATTCGTATATGAGGCAAAGCACAAAGACACATTGCCATACTATGATCGCTTCCCGATGATCTTCCCATTCCAAGTATCCGCAGATCATTTCATGGGAATCAATCTGCATTATCTTCCTTTGCAATATAGAGCACGATTGATGGATGCTCTGTATTCATTGACGACTAATAAGAAATTTGATGAGAAAACACGATTAAAGATATCATATGATCTGCTTAATTCTGCTGCTAAATATAAATATTTTGAACCTTGTGTCAAGAAATATTTGAAGTCACAGATGCAGACACGTTTTCTTCTCGTTCCTTCTGCTGAATGGGATATCGCTTTATTCTTGCCACTAGAAAGATTCACAGTAAACAAAGCTCGCGTCTATAAAGACAGCATGAACATCATAGCAGGAATCAAATAAAATGCCATTCGACATAACACAGATCATAGCATCGATTGATAAGTATAATGGCATCCATAAGCCATCGCATTTTCTTGTCAGGATCACTCCTCCCGGCTTCATGGGTGCTGACATGGCAGAATACAATAAAGACATCGAAGTGCTATGTGAAGCGACTATCCTTCCTGGAATGCATCTCGACAGCACACAGATTCGCCCATTAGGTTACGGCAATCCTGAATCTCGTCCTACAGATTATGTTCCATCAGCAGTTCGCTTAGACATGTTTGTAGACAACAAAGGCAAGATACTCGAATATTTTCAAAAGTGGATGGGTAATATTGTTAACTTTTCTCGTGATGTGCAGAAATCATCTGATGGAACGAGATTGAATTACTATGAGTTTGCATATCCAAAAGAATATGAAGGACAAGTGCAGATATATGTGTATGATGCAACGGGCAACAAATTCACTGTCTATACATTAGATCATGCATGGCCATCTAATATAGGTGATCTCACTCTTGCATGGGAGATGAATGATCAGATAAGCAAGCTAAGTGTAACGATGGCATATAATCTATGGCATGCAGATACGCTTCCTTACAACTCACCTCAAGTACCTGTCGGATTGAACTTCCCATCATTGAATAATAGATTGCAAGCAGCTGCTCCACAAGTATCTACGCCACCTGATCGTGGCCCACGCTAAGCTAACTTAAAACTGATTGATATTTTATAACATAAGGACTCTTTGAAATGGCACTACCTAAGATCAACCATCTAGTATTCACGATCAATATACCATCGACACAGAAGAAATTGACCTTCAGACCTTATACAGTGAAAGAAGAAAAGCTTCTCTTGTTCATGAAAGACAATGAGAACATATCAGAAGCAATCGAAACTCTCAAGCAAGTCATCAATAATTGCTGTGTTGATCCAATCGATGTAGAAAAGCTTGCTATCTTTGATATCGAATATATCTTCATCAAGCTGAGAGCGAAGTCAGTAGATTCTAGCATAGAACTGAACTATAGAAAGAATGATATGATCACATCTTTCGTTGTTGATCTCAATGCAGTCGAGATCAAGTTCGATCCTAAGCACAGCAAGAAATTCTTATTGACTGAAGATGTAGGTGTTTCTATGAACTATCCTAGCTTCTCTTCTATGATCAAGCTAGAAGAGCTCATCAAAGAAGGAACTAACGTTGATGATTTCTTGTTTGATATCTTCATTGATTGCATCGATAACATCTTTGACAATGATAAAGTCTACACTGACTTCACTAAAGAAGAAGCGAACGAGTTCATCTTCTCACTGCCTAGATCTTCTATAGATCCTATCAAGAACTTCTTTGATACGATGCCTAGCCTAGAACATACACAGACTATCACTTATGGCGACAAGACAAAAGAAGAAGTAACGCTACGAGGCCTTAAGGATTTTTTTATCTTCTGATCGGCTATTCTAGTATCCCGATCTACTATAAGACGATCTTTTCTTTAATGCATCATCATAAATACTCATTAACTGAGATTGAAAACATGTATCCTTTCGAGCGAGACATCTATGTTGATATGATAGTGCAATATCTACAAGAATTAAAGGCAAGACATAATGGCTAAAGGACCGAAACTTCCAGGAGCTCCAGTCGGTGATATCGATCCGAACATGATAAGACCTGAGATTTTAGCACAAATTCAAAAGTATCAGCAAGAACAGCTTGCAACGAAGAAAGATATCAGTGCAGCATTGAAAGGTTCTATAACACCTGTTGCTCATGGGACAGAGGCAATCAAAGAAGTTTCTGCTAAGCAAAATCCGACAGATGTTGGTGATATGCTCAAAGAACAGAAGCAGACAAACACTCATCTTGCAAGCTTAATAAAAGTGACTCAGACATCGATAGAAAACAATAATGAAGTGTTTGGTCGACTAGAGAAGACGATGAACGCTTTGCTTGATGCTATGAACGAGCAGACAAGAGATGCAAGAAGAGTAGTTCCCACAGGAACAGGTGATGGTCCACAACCTACAGGAAACGTTCAGCCAGCACCCGTTACAACTCCTAGCAGCGGCGGATTCAATCCATTAGATCTATTAGGGGGTGGCGGCAAAGACAAGCCGCCAAAGGTTGAACCACCCAAAGGCAAACCATCAAAATTAAGGAGAGCAGGCAAAGGATTGCTCGGAGCTATATTA